TTGAGGTGCTGACGCAACACTCTCAAGAATGGGAATCATAAGCTTGCACTTATAACGCACGCGAAGCTCCATCATGTTAGGTACAGCAGCACCTTGACCCATGGTAGAGACAAAAAGATTTCCGAGATCGTAGGTCTTTATATCAGACCCACCAGGAAGATTTCCCGTCCTGACATAAAAGGAGTCAAGATGAGAATTAAGAATGAATTTCGGAATACGGAGATTGACCGTCTGATAACTCATTCCATCCGCCATAGGCAGAATATCTTCAGATTCCTGCTTTGTTGCAGGAGGAGCGTCAGTTGCATCGGAGTCAAAACTCAGCACAACTTTACCAGAATTGGCATTTGTAGTGTACTGAGTCACCTCAGGTTTGAGATAAAACTCCAGGTCAAGGAATTCATACTTCTCCCACTGTTGGGCTTCGATGGAACCCCAAGGGAAAAGACTTTTTTGACCAATATTCACAGGGAACTGAGTAACAGTGAAATCAACTGTTCCGGCGACTTCACCGATATACTCATCCTTTGTGATAATTTTTGATGCAGCGTTTTTGTTGAACCCATTCCTCTGAGATGTCCCAAGAGGAAAATCGCTTATTTCGCGAGTTTGGTTCTTGTTTTGTTTCTTCCCCTTATGATTTTTCTTCTTAGGGGGCCTTGCTTGTTGACGAATCTCATTCTTCACTTGAGCAAGGACTTGTTGTTTAACTTTTTGAATGTTAATTTGACGAATTGGCTTGCCCCACTTGTTGAGACCTTTATTAGCCATGTTATTTTTAAACAAGAGATGATTACGTACGATCTCGTTTAAAATTGATTAAAAACAGACCACAATTCGTCGTAAGAAACAAACTCTCTTTCCCATTCAGAAGAGAGACCATATTGATCACGCAGTTTCGTCATTCTATCAAGAACGTCATCGTAAAACTGTTTATCAACATGGATTTTGAGAAGTCCACCAAGTCTCTGCATTTCAGATTCAGGGTGCATCGTTTGCGATTTTTGAACACGTTTGTTCAAAACACTTCTCATTTTAAGATCATCATAATGGACATCTGGCAAGAACTTACAAGAACAGAAATCCATAACTTCCCATGGAACTGGTTTTCCAGCCCACTCAATCTTAGCATATCTGCTTGAAAGATCGAGATCACAAAAGTCACTTGACATAGCAAGATCATCACCATTAATTACAACGGTGTTGTGATCGAAAAATTGATCTAGTGGTCTGTTGTAATTCTCAACAACCATATAAAAAAACGCCACATAACATTCAAAATGGTAGTAAGATAG